ACCTGTGCGTTGGCAGTAGTAGCCGCAGCCAAGGAGTCCGTCTGCCACTCATGGAACACATTGGTAGCCTTCGTCTTGCCGATAGAAGACATAATAGGTGTGTCTTGGGGGGAGATGTCATAAATAACATCGCTAAGGTCGTCACGAATACCGACCACGGTAAAGCTCGAAAAAGTTGCGCTCATTTCAATTTCCTTTTACAAGAATCGTTCAAATAAAGCCGCAGCGTCTTTAGTCTTCCCAGACTGTTTCAGACGACCGCGCATCTGTTTTACTTCCTGGCTTGTCCGCGTTTCAGGCGTAGAAGTTCCAGGTCTCAGCATCCTTGGTGCTTGGCTTACCTTCTTGGTTGCCTCGCCCTTGTTAGATACCAGTTGATCGTATTTCATCGCTTTATAGAGTGCCGTAATAGCTCGGGAGTCGTAGGCTTGAGCAAGCTCTTGGTCGCTAAACCCTAAGCCTTGCGCGTACTTGCGAATGTCTGCCTTTACCGCAATCCCCTTTACAGGGTCAGCAAACTCTGGAATTGCCTCAGACAACTTTTGGGACTCCGCAGCAAGGTGGGCCTTTAGCCTCTCGCTTTGTTCTGCCTGTTGTTGTTGGGCAAGCCTTTGTTGCTCTGCTCTCACAGCCGCAAGTTGCTTCTCACGCTCTGATTGCTCTGCGACCCTCACCGCATAACCAATAGGGTCTGTCTCTTTCAGCGTTGCTAAGTCCTCGCCAGAGTCCTGATTAAGCATCTGCTCAATCACAGAAAGCCTCTGTGCGTAGGTGTCTCGGAGTCTCGCCGCTTCCTCAATCTTAGCCCTATCCGCTTCTACCATCTTGCGGGTCTCTGCTATTTCCTGAGTCTTGCGTGTGTAGTCAGCAGTCCGCGAGTAACCCTTCAGAAGCTCATCCAGAGGAACATCAAGCTCATCCTTGCCTACTTTTACTCTGTAGGTGGGAGTTGGTTCTTCTTGCTCTTCTTCCGCATTGTCATAAGACTCCGCTTCGTACTCTTGTTCAACAGCATCGGCTTCCTGCTCTTCTGGAACCTCTGGTTGGGCTTGCGCCTCCTCTGGCTCCATCATTCCTAGAAATGCGTTTGCTGCTTCGCTAACCGTCTTGGCACTCCCTTGTGGGTTGGTGTCCATTCACTACTCCTTTAGTTAAAAAACCTTCCAGCGTCTCTTCTCTACCAACTTATCGTTCGCAATAGACTGGATAGACGCTGTAAATTCATCCAGTACCCGCAGCTTTAGGTAATTCATTTCCCTTACCTCTACATCCTCTGCGTTACTGTTCACAATGTTGCTAATATACAACTGCCGTTGTTTTTCCACAACATCTAAGAAAAATTCGTCTTGTAGGTAGGCTTGCGCCCGTTCTGCTTGGTTCAAATGTTGTAACTCCCAGGTACTTGAACATTGCCAGTTATATCCGCACCAACCTTAGCCGCCTTCATCTGGGCCTCTGCTTGGAACTCCGCAATCTTCAACTGTAGGGTAGCCTCAGCCTTTTCCCTCTCCAACTGGATGGAGGCCGCAGCCTTCTCCCTCTGAAGCTGAATGTCGGCCTGTGCCTTGGCTTGCTGAACCTGTATGTCTGACTGTGCGCGAGCCTGATCTGCTTGGATCTGGGCTTGCATCTGGGCCATTATTGCCTGGGTCTGTGGATCTGTCTGCGGAGCGTTCTGTTGCTGCATCTGCTGGAGTTGCTCAGGAGAAACTTCACGGAAGAACTCTGAGGAATCTGCAAAACCAGCACTTTCGATAAATCTGCCAAGGACGGATCGATATTGTTCGATGCCAACCAAAGTTTGACCAAGTGGCGTTCCAAGTAGTTGCTCCTGTTTCTGAAGGATCATAGACAGCATGGTTAACTGCTGCTCTCTCGTACCAGTTCCTAGACCCACATTGATATAAACATCGTACTGGCTCTTCCACTCCCGCGGGTCTACGGACACATATTTGCCCGCTAAACGCACAATACGAGCCTTATCTTGGTACTTACCAACTAAGTGAAGGATATTCAAGAAGAGGTCTCGGACACCTGTTTCAGCAAATGTCCTAGCAATCAGTTCCATCCTGCCAGCCGCAGCGTTTTGCATAGCCGCCACAGCCGCCGCAGTCGTGTTCTGTAGGATGTTAGGGTCTAACCCTTGTGAGGTTGCCGTAATCCCTGTGCGCCTTTCCTGAATCCTGTCTAAGTATTCCAACATCGGGAAGGACTGGCCCGCAACAGGGGCAACCGACAACTGCTGAACTGCCTGTGGGCTTTTCACCCGAACTACACCACCAGGTGTTACTGTTAAGAGGTCGTCTAGGTTTACTTGCCCGTCTACCGCCATAACTCGGGCGTTGTTCGTCAGGTACAGGTTATCTAGGATCTGTCTGGTAATCGTGGACTTGATAAGCTGCAAGTCCATTGTTCTGTCAGCCAACGAGTGACCAAAGAACTTGTGCGGCATAGGGATGGGGCAGATAGAACAGAACGGGACATAATCTATCTCCTCGTTCTCTAGGATCTCATGGCCCGCATAAACCACCTTGCGAAGCTCTGCAATCCCATCATCGTCATAGTCCGCACGAATGTAGCACTCAAAAACCTCTACCTCTTCCATGCTCTTATCGATGGCAGAAGTCTGGTTAAGTGGTTGCTCACCCTGCGTATACCTTGCCACCCTCTCAGGCGTGTACTCTAAGTCTTCATAAGTAGGCAGGTTCTCTACAATGTCCGCATCAAACCCCATCGCAATCAACTCTGACCGCGTGGTGAGCTTCCTATGAGCGCAGAAAGGCGAGTCGGTAATAGTCCGCGCCTTCTTAGAGATGATGAACTCCTCTGGAGGCACATTCTCAATCCTGACCTGACCGAACTTCTTGACCTTGCGAACCTTCACATCGTAGGCAAATACAGCCTCTGTGCGCGGCTCTGGCATTACCCCAGTCTGTTGCGCCGCCATCATCTCTTCTGGCGTAGGGGGAATCTGAATCTCGCCTACCTTTGTCTTGTCCTGGGAAACGATCTCTACAGACTCGTCCTCCAGCATCAAAGCCAATTCTTCTTCTGTCAGGTTCTCGTACTCTTCTGAGTTAACCTCTCGCTCGTCATCCCAGTAGACCTTAACAATGCCGTTCTTCTGTAGCAAAGCATCCTTGAACCAAATGTTCAGGATGGCAAAGCCAGGGTTGTCTCGGTAGAAAATGTAGTTCAGGTAGCTTGTAATCTGCTTGGCAATCTCTTCATCGCCTGGGCCTTCTGGCTCCGCACGAACAATATCGTCACCTTGGGTAAAGACTCTCAGCAGGGCAGGTAAAGCAGCGTCTACAGCCTCAGCAACCTCACCCGTAACAATCGTAGACCGCCCCTCGACCTCGTTGCCATAGAAGCTGCGATTGTAGTAATTGATCGCCTTGCGTCTTTCTTCAGTCGTCTCCGACTCTATGTATCCCAAGGCATTGTCTATCTCACCCTGGACTACTGTTTTTAGCTTTAGATCATCCATTTATACAATCCATTTGGTTTTGATGTTCAGGGGTTTATCCCAGGTAGAGTTTGTCTCAATGCCCAGAGCAAGATAACGGAAAGCATCAGACCCGTGGCTGCTCCAATCATGAAGGGGCCGCGCATAAAAGACCTGTCTTTTCTCATCGTATTCACGCCTGTAGTTCCGCAAGCAATCTAAACCCTGCTTGACCGCAGGAAGGTTAAACCAGCATCTCGGGAGGAGTCGTCTCACCGCCTGTATCCCATCGTCTACATTTAACCTTGGGATAACAGTACAGTCTAAGCCAGCCTCTCTTAAGACTTCTAAGCGGCTTTTACCAGTAGTTAGTTCTCTTACCTGTACATCGTGGGGCAGTAACTGTGTGGCCTTGTGCCAGTCTCTGTGTGTTAGTTCCCGCACATACCAGTCTAATCCCTGTCCGTGGTTCTCGATATAGTCCATAAGGCGTACTTCTTGCCCCGCGACCTGCACAACCCATATTGCCGTACTGTCGCCCATCCCCAGATCCCAGGCCGCAAAGGTCTTGCAGAGGTCGTCCCTTGGGATTTCCTTAAATCTTTCTTCTGCGAGTTCGTTAAGTATCGTCCCGTAGTAAGAACCCTCGACCGCAGCGGAGAAGGAACACTCAAACTCCTGAAAATACTTGTCATCCCCCATCTCTTTTCTTGCAGCCTCAAGCTCGGCTTTAGGCAGGATGTTAGTTTCCGAAGCCTTAAACTCCAGTAAAGCCCAGTCGTCTTCCGTCTCGGCACGGTCTCGCAGCTCCTTAAAGTGGTTCTGGCCTTTCGGAGTTCCGATAAATAATGCCCACCCGCCTCTGTCCGTAAGGGCAGGTCTTAGAATCTCGTTCCAGATCTTGGGGTTCATATCCCCCACCTCATCTAGAACTACACCGTCTAAGTAGATGCCTCGGAGACTGTCTGGGTTGTCTGCTCCGTATAAGGAGATTCGCCTACCGTAGAAGTCCACCCGCATCTCTGAGATGTTTGCTGTTGCGTCCAGCGGGTCTGTGTACTTAAGCAGGTAGTCCCAGGCTACCCTTTTGCTCTGTGTGTATGTTGGGGAAATATAGGCATAACGAGGAGACTCCCTGTCGGATTGCAACGCAGCCTTAATGAGGTGGTTGATTGCCGCGACAGACTTCCCCATGCGCCTGTGCGCCACGGAGACAACAAATCGAGTTCCATCA